ACCCTGCTCGATGGTGATGTCGTATATCTATCACCAACAACGGCGGGTCACATCACTCGCGTCAAACCAAGCGCACCGCAACACATCGTCTATGTTGGAATGGTCGTGCGTACATCACCGACGAATGGCACCATTCAATATCGCATTCAAAATGGATATGAATTAGATGAGATTCATGACGTCGTGGCGACATCGCCTGTTGACAACGATTATATGTACTATGATGCATCGACATCATTGTATCGCTTGCGTCAATTGACCGCATCGCGCATTACTGACTCGACAACGGTGGGTCAAAATCTTGTCAAGTTGACGAATCCGAACGCCATATCTTATTTGCGGGTTAATGCCGACAATACCATCACCGCTAGGACACCCGCTCAATTAGTGAGTGATTTAGGTATTTCGTCAAGTATTATTTTGGGTCGTGATTTCACAGGTGTTACCGTGTCGAATACCACAACCAACACCATTGCGTTTAGTACGGAAATCCCCGCAAACACTTTGCAGGCCAATGACTTTATTGAGTTTGTCAGTCAATTAAACACCAATACTCCGAACGGAACCTCGACAACTTATCGCGTATATGTGAATACCTCGCTATCACTCACAGGAGCGACTCAAATTGCTACTTTCAACAATACAGTTGGAACAGGAAACACAGGTTTTCAACGCAACATATTCATCACTACTATTGGTGCGAGCGGTAACTTGCGCATATCACCGACCGCAAATAATAACGCGACCTCATATGTCAATAGTTCGGTGAACGCATCAAACATAACCATCAACACGACCGCAAGCATATTTGTCATTCTCGCGATTCAAATGGGTAACGCGACAAGCACTGCATCAACGGCGGGAACAATTGTAAGATTAACACGATAACATGAAAAATATACAACCTCTTGACATTTGGAGTGACGGCATGACCAAAACTGCGGTATGCCTTAAATTATACATCAGTTATGATGACCTCGAAACTCGCGCATCGTTACAATACGCACTATGTGATATTGATGGTGTAACCATATACGAGGGACAAGTTCAAATCACTGGCGATGACTATCTTAATTGGGGTGCGAATAGCGACTCAAATGCCGAGGCGTACACCATAACCGCAACACAACTTAACCTCATACTCGTGTAATGGCAAAAGACGAGGTCACAATCGACATACTCAATGTATTTGGTGAGGCGGTTGTTCGTCGTGCGATGAGCAATCTCAAGGTGATGCGTTCGATTCGAGGCAAGAGTCGAAATCGTGTCGCCACTAGCAACCTAATGGAGTCGCTGACATATAAGTTGAAAGTTCGCAACAACAAGTACACAATGGATTTCACGACGAAATCAAACCTGACTAAACGATATGCCGACATCATCGAGTATGGTCGCAAGCCGAATAGTAAGGCACCCCCATCGGACGCGATATACGACTGGTTGAAAATTCGCAAGATACGATTGCGCAATAAACAAGGTCAATTCATTAAGACAACCGAGTCACGTTTGCGGTCAGCATCTTGGAACATCGCTCAAAGTATCGGTCGCAAGGGTATCGTGGGAATCAATTATTTCAACGAGGCCATTGTCGAAGAGATTGATTCGCGGGGCGATGATTTCTTTGACTTGCTTAAAAACGAACTCGAAAAACGTTTGTTATTAAACGCCCGCACTAACACGGCAAAAGGAATAAAATAATGGCAATCACTATCACATCACAACCCTATTCGTTCACACCGCGAGGTCAACGGCTGATGTTCATCGCAACATCGGATAACACGGCGAACACACAATTCAAGTATGGCGTCAGGGTGTTAGCGTATAGCACAGGTCAAGTCTTGCAATTCTTGGTCACGCCTGACATCGATGGCAACCTCGTGTTTGACTTGCAAAGCGTCGTCAAGTTACGCAATGAAGACTCGCTTGCAAATTGGCACTCGTCGTCATTCACCAGTTATCAAATCGAACCCCTAGGCAAGGCATATGAGGAGTATGATGTTCAATTGCAAGAGTGGTGGTTGGTTACGCCAGTAGGCGGAGCACCGACAATGACCGAGAATGAATCGGCGCGAGAAGATGTGAACCTTGTTGTGTTCAATGCGTCATTACAACCATCATTCGGATATTTGCCGAACGTAGACTCGACTGATGAACCTTGGTCGTTTGCAATGGGGACAACGACCGCTCAAGTGTTGACCGATAGAATTGCAAATACTCACGATTGGTGGAAATCATACTCGTTCCCAATTAGCGGTGTTGACGCCGTATATATTCCTGTTTTGAGTTCTGACTATGGTCTTTTGTCCATAACACCGACAAATCGATATACCCTCAATTCGCCCTCATATCGTGCTAGATATATAATGTATAATGAGACAGGAGCGACATACTCGTACACTGTTGACACAGGTGAGATTGATGGTATTGTTCACGTTCCTTGTTACCCTCAAAACTTAAACGATGAACCCGCATTGTCAAGCAAACCATCAAATACTACCAATTGGCGGTATTACACAATTCAGTTGCTAGATAGCGGGGGCAATCTTTCGTCTATTCGATATTGTTTCTATAATGCCGAGATATGGGGTCAACACGATTGTCGTTTTGACAACGTCCGACTCGGTTGGGTAAACTCGCGAGGCGGTTGGGACTATTTCAATTTCATAAAGAAAAACGAATACAATAATCAAATCGAGCGTAAGCAATACCGCCGAGTATTATATCGCAACTCAACTGAGGTATTCCGACCCGCCGACAGGCAACTCCATGACCGAGAGAACATTGTGACTCGCAACCTGACCATCACAAGCGATTGGGTGCAAGAGGGTGAGTTTGTTTTTTTAAAGAATCTACTCTTCTCGAATCAGGTTCAAATCATCAACGCCGACGGAACGGCAACACCAGTGTCAATCAATGACACATCATTCAACGAGAAAAAAGAGCGAAGCGGTAAAAAGTACAACGTGACTCTCACTGTCACCCTATCCCAAGACTACTGGTTATGATAAACGAGGTACAACTTGTCGTCGTCAAGAACGACTCAACGACATATACGAGCGTGATGTATTCGCTCAATGAAACGCTACAAAAAATGTATGTAAGCGAGTTGGTAGGTATGTTGCCCTGTTCGGTCTATCAACAATTGATTGATGAGCAAGGGTTCGTTGATGTATATGACAACGGCGTATTCCTTGACACTGTTCAAATCGTTGGTGGGTCATTAAGTTGTTCGCTAGTTCCTTATTCAGGCACCCTTGAATATGTCCCATCAATACCATTCTCAATCACAGGTGCTGACTCATTCACGTTCACGCTTGGCAACAATGAGCAATTTTATGTCGACCTATATGAGAATGAGTCAATATCGCAAAACTGGTCATTCAATGACATCAGCGAATTCAAGGCGGTGGGTAGTTATTCGCGAGAGTTCCGCATCCCATTGACTGAGCGCAATCAACAAGTGTTCGGGGCAATTGCTAACGTCAACTATTTAAGTGCTGATACAACCGACACACTATTCAACACAAAGATTCCCGCCGAGATTCTAGTGAATACCTTGCCCATCATTCGAGGTCACTTGCGTTTGATGAAAGTGTTCAAGCAACTCGATAGGCACGTCGATTTGCAGGTCGCATTTTATGCCGAGACGCCTGACTTGTTTCGTGCAATTGGTGAAAAAAAGTTGAGTGATATCGTTGCCCTTAATGACTTGAATGAGGTCGTTAATTATGCGAATGTAACGACTGAAAACGCTGACCGAATATGGACGCTATGTGATAGGGCGCAACTATGGAGCAATGGAGTTGAGGCGGATTCGCGCCCAATAAGGAACGCAAGCAACCCAGTATATCCTGCCGACCTGACGCCTGCCGTTAGTTGGTGGTTTTTACTCAAGAATATCATCGCTGAAGCGGGATTCGAGTTAGTCGCTACATCGCTTGAGAACATCATTGAAGACTATTGGATGCCATTCACTAATACTCCTCAACTCATCAATCAGGGTGGAAGCAATCAGTATTTTTTTCGGGCATATCCAACAACATCGTTTGCGATAGATGATGGGTTCAATGATAACTCAAGTTATGTGAATATGACTGAGATGTTTGACAACAACAACGACTTTGACCCTGTGACAGGTGTATATACGGCCTCGGCAACTGGCACTTTTACTTTTCATGTATTTCAAAACTTTGCCACTGTTTGGGTTTATCCGACGAACTATATAGTAATGCGCCTCAAGGTATTTAAGAATGGGTCAGTAGTCGACAATATATATAGCAACTTTGCCTTGACACAAAGTGGGGCAATTACATCAATCGGCACATTTGACCAAACTTTCACCCTTGACCTAGATTTTGGTGACGAGGTATTTTTTGAATTTCAAAGCAATCAGGCAATCGCCGTGGGAAGTCAGGCAAACTCTTGGACGCCTGTTGATTTGTTTGAATATGGAGTTGTCGATGTGTATGGCGTTTTTGGAACAGGGTCGTTCACGTCATCATACATCGAACTCAACGCCGTTGATGTGACCATTGGTCAAACGATTGACTACAAACAAAACGCACCCGATATGCGTCAAATTGATTTGGTCAACGATATCATTAAAATGCACAATTGTGCAATCGTTCCAAGTCGCATCGTGCCGAATCAAATCGCAATCATACCGCAAAACAACTACTTGGGTACTGGCGATGCAATTGATTGGACGGATAAACTCGATATCTCAAAAGACATCTCAATCACTAGCACAGTCGACATTCAAAAGGCGAAATTCCAATTCACTTATTCGGCGGGTGAGGACGCATATTCCAAGGTCTATAAAAACTTGAATCGCGTATATGGTGACTATCAGGTTGAGGGGTACACAGTCAACCCATCAACACCGCCTAGCGATTTTGCAAAGGGGAATCAACAAATTCAACTTGTGACGCGAAGCACACCATCGGCATTAATTCCAAACTATGGGACACCGATTCCATGCTTTTACAATGATTCGCTTGAATATGTTGCCCCCGGTCCAAGGGTCTTATTTAACGCAGGGCAAATCAGCATCAATCTATTTAATGAGGTCAGTGGTAGCGCAACAACATCGACCAATGTACCTGTTTTGAATCATTATAGCAACACTTATCCTAATGTATCCGATTTTGATTTGAATTGGGCACCTGAAATCCCACCCCATTCATCGACAATCCAAGGCAACCCAGTAAACAATTTATTCAATTTGTATTGGCGCGATTATATGAACGACTTGTATTCGCCATATGGTCGAATTATGGAGGCGTTTTTTGCGCTTGACCTCAATGATATATTGACATTTTCATTTGCCGACAAGATATGGATTCAAGATTCTTATTGGAGGATTCTTGAAATTAGTGACTACAAAGTCGGATTGTCCGAAAGCACAAAAGTCAAACTGATTAAGTTCGTTGATTATGTGAACGATTGCTCATCGACACCAGTCACCGTCTCGACCAATGGTGAGGTCAACTTTGAAAATGCCGATGGTGACCCTGTTGAGCCGACTGAAGATTGTTGTTCGCGATATGGGTACTATTGGGACGAACTCAATGGCGTTTGTTGGGCGTTCAATAATGGAGGTCAATTCCGAAATTCATTGATTCAAAATAGTAATCCAATAACCTCAACCGAAATAACATTGCCTAGTTCGGTTGTTAATGGCACCAAGATACAAATCAACCCGAACAATGGCAACACTCTTGCGGTGGGTCAAGATTTGACGTTGACAAAATACGCCAATGGTAGCAACCTACTCGGCAAGAATGTGTATATCAACTTGGCAGGGTTGCACGTCGGCGGTGGGTATCGTGCGGGTAACCCATCGGCCACCGAGTATGGTTGGGCGCAATTCGGTCAATTCGCCTTGCATCGATATCCGACCGTAACGGCATCGGGTCAAAGTTGGGAGTTGTTCGTTGAGGGTGTTTCAAATCAACGCATTGAATTGCCTGACGAAACCCTTTGGAGTTGCTTATTCAACCTGACGATTAAAGATGTAGCGGGAACAAGTGAGACATCGCTCCATCACTTTACTCTTGAGAAGATTGGAGGCATTGCTTACGCCAGTGCAATCACCACACTCAACACAATCGGTTCAATCGGGGCATACACTTTCGCGTTGTCAATTGATACAACGACCAACACCGACGAGCATCGCATTATGATTACAACGACGGGAGGGACTTATCCTGAGGCGTTCTTTTTTATCGGTTCAATTCAATATCAACAAAGCAAAACGGCATAATGCAAAACTATATCACCCCATCACTAGCATTCCTCAAGGTTGGATTGCGCACCAAACAAAAGAGTCGTCGCCTTGTTGGTTGGCGAAAAGTGATGTATAAATCCGTTCGTTATTCGACAGGTATTGCGATGCTATACCTATTTGTCAAATTGTTCATTTATCTAGCGTTCTAATGGCCGACAATAAGCAATACACAATACAACTCACCATTGACAGTACTGGTGCGGTCACGTCAATCAATAAGGTTAATGATGGTCTTGAAAAAACCGAAAAGACCGCAGGTGACATAAAAAAGTCAGCCGATAAAAGTGCGACAGGATTCAAGGCGATGGGCACCGCGATAAAAGCATCGGGCATCGGGTTGCTTGTGGCCGCTTTTGCATTCCTCAAAGATGTCATCTCGTCAAATCAAAAAGTACTAGATACCATCACGGCAACACTTGGCACGTTTGCCGATATGATACGCGACGCATTCGGTTATATCATAGACAATGGCGGGGCGGTAGTGGAATGGTTCAAGGCGATATTTGAAGACCCAGTACAATCACTCAAAGATTTTGGCGACGCGATAGTTGAGAACCTCATTGAACGATTCAATTCATTCATTGACACTCTTGGATTTATCGCCGAGGGTGTGAAAAATATATTTTCGGGTGATTTTGCGGGCGCACTTGAGTCGTTCAAAAATGCAGGCAAGGAATCAATCGATGTGTTGACTGGCGTTGATGACACTGTCGACAAGGTAAGCGATGCGGTAAGCGAGGGAATCGATGCTTTTGTTGAGTATACGACCAAGACATATGAGGCAAATGTCGCCCTCGTGCAACTACAAAACAACGCGAAATTAGCGGCTGCTCAACAGGCACGTCTAGCCGAGCAATTCGACCGACAAGCGGAGTTGTTACGTCAGCAAAGAGATGATGAGACTCGTGCAATTAGTGACCGAATAAAGTCGAACGATGATTTGCTTGAGGTACTCAAAAAACAAGAGGTTGCCGAACTAGCGTCAGCACAGGCACAAGTGGCCTCGGCACAAGCGACCTATCAACACTCGCAAACAATCGAGAATCAGGTTGCATTGACTCAGGCACTTGCAAACGCTGACGGTGTTCGTGCAAAAATAGCGGGGTTGATGAGCGAGCAACAAATGAATGCAATGGCATTGACTCGCGAGTACAATGAATTGCTCAAAGCACAAGCGACTAGTGTTGCCGAACTCAATATATCAAACGCCAAGTTTACCGCCGATGCGATTAAAAACGACATCGAACGATTGAACGCTCAACGCGAGGTATTGGAGCAAGAGAAGGTGATTCAACTTGAGCGATTACAATCCGAAATCGACAAGTACAACCAAGGAACGCAAGCACGACTCGACGCCGAAATAGCGTACAACACCAAGAAACAAGAACTCGACCAAGCACTTGCATCAAACGCAACCGCCTTGAGCGACGCCGAACTTTCTCGCACTAATGAGTTGAATGTATTGCGTGCTCAAAACGACCTCATTGGATTCGATGAGCGAAGAGCATTGCTTGAACTTGAGTACGCCGAAAAGGAACGACTCGCATTCGGTGACGCTGAAAAAATCACCGAACTTGAACGTGAGAAGCAAGAGAAGATTCGTCAACTTAATCTTGAGACTTTTCAAGCGAATCTCGACCTCGCTCAACAAGGGGTCAGTGCTTTGCAGGGTCTTGCCGATATCGCGTTCGCGAATAAGATGTCAAAGGTTAAAAAAGGCAGTAAGGAGGAGGAGGCACTCGCACGCAAACAGTTTGAATTTAATAAAAAGTTGCAACTCGGTGGGGCGATTATTGATGCGGGCAAAGCGATAACGGCTTCACTCGCTCAATCGCCTGTTGCAATCGGCCCGATACCGAACCCCGCGGGTATCGCATCACTCGCTTTTGCAGCCATTACTAGCGCAACTAACATCGCAAAAATTGCATCTAGCAAATTTGAATCGTCAACACCTCCGACATCAACAACCCCATCAATTAGCGGTGGCGGTGATGGGGGGTCGGCAGGCACTGGCGCACCGTCATTCAATGCTTTGAACTTTGACTTTTTAAATAATCGGCCAAGTCAACCAATCGAGGCATATGTCATCGCGGGTGACGTGGCAAGTGGAATTGAGGCACGCGATAAGGTGGCCGACCTAGCAAGACTTGGATAAAAAACAAATGATATGATTGAAAAAAAACGAGTAGTTAAATGCGTCATCGACGCTGACGGCAAACTTGGAATCACAGCGATTTCGCTTGTCGAATTCCCCGCGATTGAAGAGACGTGGGTTCATCTATCCGAACACAAATTGCAAGCGGTTAATGAGGAACGACGGATGTTGTATGGTGCCTCATTGATTCCTGACAAGCATATCTTGAGAATAGATGGTGAGGGCAATGAATACTATATCACTTTTGACAAAGAGACAATTCAAAAGTGTGCTCATATGTACCTCAAGAAAAACTTGCAACATAGTGCGACACTTGAGCATCAATTCGCGGTAACTGGTTGCACGCTTGTCGAGTCATGGATAGTTGAATCATCGGTCGACAAATCAACCGCACTCGGATTCGATTTGCCTGTCGGCACATGGATGGTCGGAATGAAAGTCGATGACGATGGTATATGGGAAGACGTCAAGAGCGGAGCGGTTAAGGGATTTTCAATCGAGGGGATTTTTAATGAAGTGTCCGTTAATATGTCGACATCGTCATTGCTTGGTGATATTGAGAGATTATTGATTGAATTGAAGAGCGGTCAAGAGGCATAGTGCCTCTTTTCCGTTTTTAAGCAAGATATGTCACATATATGCAACGTGATGGGGAAAAGCATCTCGCATCCGTTCATATCAAAAATTTACACGATGAACGTACGCGATTCAATTAAGGCGATTTTCGCCAAGCACAACATCGACCCATCGGCTCACGGTATTCAATTAAGCGAGCAAGTTGCCCTTGAGGTTCAAGGTCAACTAATGGACGGAACGGCAATTTTTACCAGTGCGGAGTCATTCGGCGTTGGTGCTGATTGCTATACTAAAGACGAAAGTGGCGCAATGGTGCCTTGTGTAGCGGGTGAGTATCAACTTGCCGACGGCACAATCATCGTCGTTGGCGAAGATTCAAAGATTGCCGAAATCGGTATGCCTGAAATGGAACAAGAGATGTCATCGGCTGACTTGCTTTCGGCCATTGAATCATTGTCAAATCGTGTGAGTGCTCTTGAGAACGAAAAAACAACACTCGAAACTCAACTCTCAATCGAGAAGAGCAAGAACGAAAAGGCATCAACTGATGTCAATACACTCAAAGCGGAACTCAGCGCATTGCGTAAGGCACCCGCAATTGAGTCAGTAAAGTCAAAGATTGAACTCAAGAGCGCAAAGAAAGCAATTGAGTCAGCACCATCGAAATCATATGCGCAAATGACACTCAAAGAGCGCATTGCATTCAACCTAGCAAACCAATAAAGTAGCACATATAAAATGGCAACAACCCTAAACAATCCAACAACTTACGCTGGTAAGTACGCAGGCGAGTACATTCGCGCTACTTTCTTGGCGAACGACACCGTGAACAACGTCACGTTCAAGGAAAACATCGACTACAAAGCGGTCGTGAAGCGCATCACCGATGATGTGTCATTTGCGAATGCAACTTGTGATTTCACGCCAACAGGCACAATCAACATCACCGAGCGTATTCTCGAATTGAAAAAATTGCAAGTACAACGCAACTTGTGTTTGAACGATTTCCTCGATGATTGGGGTGCTCGTGATGCGCAAAATGGTCAACTTGAACCCGCAGTGACTGAGAATGTCATCGCGACAATGCTTGAGGGCATGGCACAAAAGAACGAGCAATTGATTTGGACTGGTTCGGCTGTTAACGCAGGCGAGTACGATGGTCTTTTGCAATTGATTGGTGCTGACGGCGATGGTGACATCAACTTTGTTGCATCACCAGTGGCAATCAATAGTGGGAATGTCGTTGCTAAAATGCAATTGTTGATTGCTGAATTGCCTCAGGCGGTTAAGCAAGCAAATGAGAAGCCGACAATCTATGTATCGGCTGACGTTTGGGAAGCGTACATGTACGCTAACGCATCAGCAGGCAACGGATGGTACACATATGGTGGCGGTGAGGTGCCAAAAACATTCATGGGTCTATATCCCATCGCAGTATGTGCGGGAATGCCTGCTTCAACAATGGTGATGTCACGCAAATCGAACTTATGGTTCGGTACGAATGTACTCAACGATTGGAATAACATCTTGGTTGCCCCAATGCAACAATTCGGTGAGGACAATGTACGCTTCTCAGCGAAGTTTTTCGCGGGTTGTCAGTACGGCTTCGGTAGTGAAATCGCCGCTTATTCAACTTGGTTCTAAAATAACAATGGGGAGGGTAAAACCTCCCCTTAAATACTTGAAACACAATGAGTTGTAACCTTTCACGCGGGTTCCTGTTGGATTGCAACGAGGGGGTCGGAGGCATTAAGGACATCTATATCGGTAAGTGGTCAGATTTCGCCACTGGTATAGTTGAATCAGGTGGGTTAATCACCGATTTGCCCACCGCACAATTGTTCCCATATCAGGCCAACCGCAACACAGGCGGTGTAACCATCACACCGAACGCGAATCTTGAAAATGGTACGTTGTACTATACGCACACCGTTGAAATGACTCTCGGAAAACTTGACCCTGATAAGAAGGCCGAACTTGAGAACCTTGCCAAGACTCGCGTCGCGGTATTTGTTCGCTTGTTCGACGACCAAATCATGATGATAGGTCGCAACGATGGTTGTTTCTTGACTGCGGGTACTTTCGGAAGTGGTAAGGCAAGAGCCGACCTCAATGGATATCAAATTACATTGACCGCCGAAGAGCCGAATCAACCCGATTTTCTTGACCAATATGGCACCGAACCATTTGACAATTTCCCTGACATTAGCATTTGGTCGCCTGCTCCATAATATATTGAATTGATACCTTTGAAAGGGGGAGGAGGTAAACTCTTCCCCTTTTTTTTAACCGAAAAAATAAGTGTGATGATTTACTTGACCGCTAACACATCAAATCAAATCGTTCGTCTATCACTAGATGAGGCACGACAGTATTTTGCGATACCATTCACACACTATTTGTTCATATTGACTCACGAGGAAAACTCAACAACTGGTGTATCTTTAGCGCAAGTTGTGAATGTCGTGAGCGAATCTCAGCGCATAACAACGATGAGCATCACAACAGTGTCATTGACACTTTCGGGTCGATATCGATACGAGGTGTATGGTCAAAATTCGGCGGTCAATACCAATCCAAGCGACTTGTCGGTAGTTGGATTGTGTGAGGTCGGATTGTGTGTGATGACTGACGAGACTGCATACTATGACTTGCCGACTATAACTATCATTAACGACGTGATATATAATGGATAAAAGCAACCTTGTCAACTTAATGCTCAGTGACTACACGCCAGTGAGCGCGAGTGAAAAAACCGACCGAGGCGGTTATGTGCAATTTGGGGTCGACAACCTCTTCCCTCAATACTTGCGTTCACTTGCTGAGACCTCACCGATTCACGGGTCATTATGTATCTCAATCGGTGATATGATTGCAGGCAAAGGACTAGATGCGGGACAATATCAATCGCGTGTTGATGCCCTAGATACATATGATGTGTATTATGGTTGTTCGCACGACTTGAAAAAATACGGCGGTTTCTTTATTGAAGTGATTTATTCGGTTGACCGATTAAGCATTGCGAAGATAAATCACATACCATTTGAGGAGTGTAGAATGGCGATTGAGGGTGAGGACGAGTCAATCATCGGAGTATATCAATCGGATGATTGGTCAGCACCTAAAAAGAAAAAAAACAAGCCGACATTCATTCCCAAGTACAACCCACTAACATCAACGACCGAACCTCGTCAAATATACTGGTCGTTTTATTATACTAGCGGTCAAACATACCCTCGACCTGACTATTGGAGTGCGGTTAATTATATCGAACTATCGAAAAAAATCGGAATCTATCACGTCAACAACATTAGTAGTGGCCTGTTTCCATCGTTTATTGTTTCATTTTTTGGCGGTGCACCTGACCCCGACCAACAACGTGCAATGATGCGCGATTGGGAAAATAAGTTGAGCGGTGAGCGGAATGCGGGTAAGTTTATAATGACATTTAATGAACGTGATACACCAAAACCCGATATTACTGCATTCCCTATCTCGGACGCCGACAAGCAATATCAATTCTTGAGCGAAGCATCACGCACCGAGGTGCTCACTGGTCATCGTGTAACAACTCCGCTCATCTTCGGAATTCGTGCCGAGAGCGGTTTCGGGTCAAATAGCGACGAGATGAAAATCGGATTGCAGATATTCAACACACAAGTCATCGAACCCGCTCAACGTAAGTTGGCCAAGGCATTCACCGAGGTTCTTTCGTATGAGATGGAGGGTATCGAAATTAGTGTTATTCCAAATTCACCAATTGAACAACCTACCGCGAGCGTTGTTGCGCCAGTTACCGAGGCAACTCCAAGCGTTGAATCAAATATCGACGTCCCAGTTTTGGATGTGCCCGCAACCGACGTCGCACAAACCGCGATGAATGGAGCACAAATCTCATCAATGCTTGAAATCATCATTCAGTCGGCAACTGGTGTGCTCCCCGTGTCAACTGCAAAGGCGGTGATGGGTGCGTCGTTCCCAATGCTTACAACCGCTCAAATCGAGGATATCTTCTCAGGAATTAAAGAAGGTTCGGTTGACCCGAATGCGGTGGCAATGCAAGCGATACAACGCACAATGCATCATCTAAGCGGTAAGGTTCGTGACATCGATATGAGTGACGAGGATGAAAAGTATTGGATTGAGGTGATGACTGAGCGAGGTGAATACATCGACTTGAATGAATGGCAACTTGTGAGTGAGGAGGACGCTTGTCACACACACGACGAGGAGGTCGATGCAATCAACAAGATTCAATCGCTCGAACTGGCCTCATACGACTCATATGCCAACGGCGACCAAAAATCGAAGTGGGGTGACGCGGGAATGTATAAGTTGAGGTATGCGTACACGACGAACATCAGTAAAAAATCGCGCGAGTTTTGTCGAGCAATGGTCTCGATGTCTAAAAACGGAAAAGTGTTCCGATATGAGGACATTCAAAATATGAGTGACAATGGTGTGAATGGTCAGTTTGCGCCCTCAGGTTCAAGTAGTTACGACATTTTCACCTTTAAGGGGGGGTGCTTTTGCAGGCACGCTTTCAAGCGTCTCATTTTTATGCGCAAGCGGGATGAAAAGGGACGCATCATGCCGAACAATGGACTTGAGAACGAAAAGAGGGTCGGCAATGTTCCCTATGTACCGCAAAAAGGAATCGAGGGTCAAACACCCTATTCAATGCCGAATCATGCATCACTAAAATACACCTACGAATAATGGCCGAGATACTATTCATCAATGATGTGTATGTGAAAAAATACACAACCATCAATGGAGCGGTTGACCCGAACCTTTTATACCCTGCGATTTATCTTGCTCAAGACAAGTATTTGAGTGCTTATCTAGGCACATCGCTATACACCAAGTTGCGAGATGATATTGCTGACAACACTCTATCGGGCGACTATCAAACACTTGTCGATGATTATGCTCGTCGTGTTGTATTATGGTGGACGATGGTTGAAGCATTACCGTCACTTACATACAAGGTTGACAATGGCACTCTTGTGCAACGAACATCGGAGGACTCATCACCAGTGAGTGACGTTGTGTTCAAAGATATGCTCAATCGTGCTCGTGCAAACGCCGAATACTATACTGCATTGATGGTCGATTATCTATGCGCGAACTCATCATTGTTCCCTGAATACTCAAATAATGTATGGCCTCAACGTCCGCCATTGCAAATGCGTAAAGGTAGCGGGTCGTATATTTTTAGTAGCGGGAACACGGCGACTAGTCACGATGTTTATGACTATCGACTTTCACAATTGCCATTATGAAAAAAGAGGAATGCGCCGTTAATAAACGAAAAGAGTTGCTCGTGAAGTTGAAAGCATATGAGCAACGATTACTTGCACAAGTAAAAAGACCTAAAGATGCAACACAATTGGGTAGATGAATTGATTGCGTATTCAACCGAACAAAAAACATACGTCATTGGAATGAGTATCGGATTGCTTGGCAAAATATCATACGAGGTCTATAAAAAACGCACATTGTCGGTGATTCAATGGTTGGCCGTCGTTGGAATGAGTGTGTTTTCGGGTTATATGGTGAGCATCTATTGTAATGCTAAAGGGATGCAGTCGTCCGCTCAATTCTTGGTGCCAATTAGCACGCTCCTCGGCGAGAAGATGTTTATATATTTGTTTGCGAATTACAAATCAATTCTCAGTGGGATATTCAACCTCATAATCAAACCAAAATGAGTGATAAAAAACCCCTTGGAAAACGTATCAGTGAGTCAAAGTTCGGCGTGTTTATGCGTGACAAGGTCAAACCTGTCGCGGGTGATGTGCTCAAGGTCGTGGGTGATATTACTGGCGTCGAGGCAATCGAGCGAGTTGGTGAGTATTTGAATGCTAACAAAGAAAAGAGCGAGGCACATCGTGACCTAGCACTTGAGTTTGAACGCTATCGACTAGAATGGCAACTTGAGATGCATCGCATTGATGTGCAAAATGAACTTGAATCATACAAAGCGGAGGTTGAAGATAGGACGTCGGCACGATTAAGAGAAGCCGAGTATACCAAAACAACAGGCGGTCGCGACTGGTTAATGGCGTCAGTGGTCATCACAGGTCTTGTGCTTCTCATCACAACCATCATCACCCTAACATTCATAGTAATTCCGCAAGAAAATCAACGCCTCGCCGATATGTGCTTCGGAGCGATTATGAGCATCGGAGCAAGCATCTTCTCATACTATGTCGGTTCATCAAAATCGAGTGCCTTAAAAGACACGACAATCCATAAATTAAGCAACAATGCCGAGTCGTAACATTGACGATTGTGTGCCAGTGCTTCGCAAGTGTTGGCGTGATGGTTCTAAAGCATTTGGGGTGCTCAATCCTGAGTTGCCTCAACCATTTATCACTTGCACATATCGAACACCTCAGGAACAACTAGACCTATACGCCCAAGGACGAACCAAGGCGGGTGCCATTGTCACTCAAATCAAACGAGGAGGCAAGCATAACAGTTACCCATCAAAAGCGTTTGACATTGCGTTCAAGACTCGTGAAGGAAAACTTGACTGGTCGCCTGCTCTATTCGCCAAGTTCGCCCATATCGTCGCCATTCAATACCCTGAGGTCGAATGGGGCGGGAATTGGAAATCATTCAAAGATATGCCCCATTTTCAAGTATGATTGAACCTGATAAAATACAACACCTCATTGCGGGTCTTGTTATATATGTGCTTGCAACCATCTTCATTGGTGCACTGGGGTCTTTCATTATATGTGCACTATTTGGATTCGCAAAAGAGTTCATCGACTCATCACAGGGTCGTCGATTTAACATGGAGGACTTTCTTTTCACGATGGTCGGAGGCACCCTCGGATTGATTATCGACTTGCTTTTTTTCTAAAAATCGTCATCGTATAGATTCGCACGCCATTCGTTAAATATAGAACGCATTGCCTTGGCACTTGAGCGAGTCTCGTCATCGAAGTCACTAGCGTCAACATAGTCAGCAAAGAGATGCGCCATTGATTCGGCAAGGTTTTTACCAATGGTCACGAATCCATTGTCTAGAATATATTCCTGCTCACATATTCGTAGCACTTGTTCGTTTTCGTTATAGTCAAGCCGAACCATTATATCAATGAAATTAGATAGGCACCGACGGCACCGAGTAAAGTGAACACTATATCCAGTGAATTGAACATCCATGTTCTTTTTTGAATGGCCGATATCATCTCATTCAAGAAAGCGACACCTATCATCGCAATTATAGCGGGTTTAAGGTCAAGCACAAGCATCAAAAGGGCGAACGTAACAAGTCCGACAATGAATTGCTTTGACTGATTATCGACGATGCTCTTGAGGTTCATAGATTTTTTTGAATAGAAACGGCGTGAATGCGGTTTTTTCTTCCCATCGACTCACCTCATCATACTTAATGACCCACATCTTTGCATAGTTAGGAGGTGCTAGTCGCACAAATGCATAGTGCGTGACGTCGTTCTTTTTTTGATGTGCCTTGGTGTTTACTCGGAATTCGTCACCGCTTATCCATTTGACATCGATTCGCGTGTCGCCGATGATGACATCAGGTTCGGGTACTGGTTTACCGCCTAGCAAGACACCCATTTTGTATTGTTTACCCTCTTTTTGTAGGTAGTATGCAAATACCATCTCACAAAGGACACCGAATCGACTGATTTTGTCCTCTTGTGTTCCTCGTGAAAATTCGGGGAACAAAGAACGCAACTCTTCATTTGATTCGCTTCGCATCCGACCGATGACATCAGCGACCTCGTTGAGGTATTCGGGATATGTGAACGACGCAATCATAGGTATTGTCTTTTGCCAGTTAGTAGATACAATTCGTTGTTGACGTTATTGAGTTGCGTTCGCAGTTGAGACTCGCTGATTGAGTTACTGTCACCCAAGAGTGACCATCGCTTGTGACGTAGTTCGGTAATGCGAATGATTTGTTTTTCGGTATACATTATTGAATTGATTTAAGAAGATTTCGATAGTATTTGATTTTCGTTTTTATCTCGTCAAGTGAAAGTCGGAGGGGTTCATTTTTGATTTGATGCAATGCGTTGTATTCGGTGACACCTATTCGGTCAGGCAATCTTAATGAGTACTCGATGAGATTGCCGTGTTTATGTTGGTTGCACTCGACACACTGGCCGTGACAATTATGCTCGTGAAATCTCAAGTTCGGATAAGAACCCACCGAGTAGAAGTGACCTGCATCATATTTGCCGACGAGTGGTCGGTCACAACTGATGCATGGTCGATGCTTATCTCTTGCCCTGATATATGCGTTGAATGCTTGTTGCAAGTCTCGTCGCCAGTGACTGACTGACTTGACTCGTTCGCGCATCGCTTTGATTTCGCGTTTGCTTTTTTTCTCTTCGACTCTTTTTGCATATGAGATGATGCATTGAGGTTTCGTGCAAGTTGGTTGCAATGATGAATAAGTCGGTTCAAAGAATTCTCGACATATCTTGCATTTTTTCATTGATAGTCGCGTTTGTTAATACTAACAAATATCGTGAATATCTAGCGGGAATGCGTTTGATTGCACGCGAGTGATGTTGCCATTTATGACTGACGCGACCGATGACGCGAATGCAATCATTGTGCAAGTGAAATAATACTCCATTGTCATTGACGACATCAAATGACTGGTCTTTGTTTCGATAGATTTTCATATTCTTGAATTGATTTAAAGATTTGATACACTACTTGTGGCACAATTGCGTTGCCATATGCCTTTATGCTTTCGGTTCGCCATTTAGAAATGGTAATTCCGTCCAATTCGGCGGGAATCCCATCATTTCGGCCACAAATCGGGGATTGAGTTGGGAAATCTTGCCAGTTTGTTCGTGCGAAATATCGGCTGCAATTTGCTTCAGGGCGTATTGAAGATTGACCCCCTTTTCTTGGTGTCTCTTTTTTCTCGCTAGATACGTTTGCGGTTTCATTCCATTCTTGCAATCGAATGCGCTCGGTGTCGGCAACATTCCTTGCCATTCGATTGATTCTTGGTGTGTCATTTTCGTGTCTAATTCCAACGGCACAGGATAGTGAGTCTTGATTGCTTCCCAATCCTGTATAGATGGGTGACTGAATCCTACCTTGTCCGTTCGATACCAGTGCTCCACTGTTGTCAATTTGAGGTTCAATGTCGTCGCTAATTCCTTTTTTGTTCCCAATGTTTTTATCCATTCGACAAATTCCTCTTGAGTCGGTAGTTTTGTCCTTTTCACAAATTGTTTTGACGCCAATTCTAGCGCAAGAGCAGGGTTCGTCTTGAGCACCTCCATTTGTACCGCATCCGATAGCGTCCTTTGTATTTGTTGCCCCGAACTCCTCATTGTTGCACCCATTAACATTTTTGCCGAACCTGTCATGTCGCCTGTCTTGACACCATCTATCACGGTCGGAGTAGGCAATAAACCAAACTCGCTCTCGTTGGTGCACGGCATTGACCGAGCACGCAGGAATAATAAAGGGCGCGACTTGATACCCAAGATTTTCCAAGTCAGCACACACCTCGTCGAATACCATTCCCCCGTTCCAATTAGTAATCCCGCGAACATTTTCGCCCACGACGTAACGCGGGGCAATCTCTCGTATTGCTCTAAGCATTTCAGGCCATAGATGGCGTTCGTCTTCTTTGCCGAGTCGCTTTCCACTTGCTGAATAGGGTTGACAAGGGAATCCACCTGAAATAAGGTCAATTGTTCCATAGTATTTTGTAAAATTTGTTTTTGTTATATCGTCGAATAATTCGGCATTAGGCCAGTAGTGTTGAAGCACTCGTTGTCCGAAGGGATTCCATTCGCAATGAAATACATTTTCCCACCCCATCCATTCGGATGCGAGGTCAAAACCTCCAATTCCTGAAAATAGTGAACCGTGTCTCATTTAAAAAGGGTTTTCGGTGTAATCAGTATATTTCATAATTGACGGATGGAATCGCATTTGTGCAATGCCGATGCTCCCGTTTCGTTGTTTGGCGACGATATACTCACCCAGTCCCTCGGTTGAATTGCCTTGTTCGTCGCGCATCATGTCATAGTATTCAGGTCGGAATAAAAATGATACAATATCGGCATCTTGCTCAAGCGAACCTGATTCACGCAAGTCGCTCAACAATGGTCGCTTTTCGCTTCTCGACTCAACTCCTCGTGACAATTGAGCAAGCACAATCATCGGAATGTTGCATTCCTTTGCAATCAACTTAAGATTGCGACTGATGTGACTCAATTCTTGTTCACGGCTGACGCCCTTGGCCTTTGTTCCACTGGTCATTAATTGGACGTAGTCAACAAACACGACCTCGACTTGGTGTTTGTGTTGCAATCTCTTGACTTTTGCCCTTAGGTCGATGACTGATAATGCAGGGGTATCGTCAATATAGATGGGGAGTGAATTCAATCGGTCTAGATTCCGATAATATGTTTTGAGGGTCTCATCATCGAGTCGATATTTCATCAGCGTTGACCCATCGATACCACTGAGCATGGACATCAGGCGGTAAGTGATTTGTTGAGACGACATCTCAAGTGAGAAAAACGCTACTGGTATACCTTTTTTTGCAAGTTCAAGCACCTCGGTCAATGCCATTGCAGTCTTGCCCATTGCGGGTCGCCCTGCCATATACATCAAATCGGACTTTTGGTGTCCTCCAATGAGGTTGTCAACGCTTTTGATACTACTCGAATACCCGCTCACCTCACTAGCGGAGTTCATTCGTGTGATGATGCTCTTGGTCACCTCGTTTGACAATTGACTGATATGCTTAACGTCGCTTTTGATATTAGACGCAAGAATCGACTCAAGTTTTGAAATTACCTCAGCATATAGGTCAAAGGCGTCGGATTCATCTATCGTCGTCTTATCGGCAATTTCGAGGCATATGTTCCGCATTTGCCTCATCAGGTGAAATTCATAGAGCAACTTGCACCAAGTGTCTAGGTTGACAGTGGATGCGATGCGATTTGTTAGTTGTGATAGGTATGACGCTCCGACTGATTCGATGTCACCAGTCTTGCGGAGTATTCGATTCACTGTTAACAGGTCGACAGGTTGATTTTGATTTGTCAATTCAACGATTGCTGAATGAATCGTTTGATGTCTTGGGTGAAAATACATCTCGGTCGTAACTTGTGAAATGACACTTGCAACGCTTGAGGGTTCAAGCAACATCGCGCCGAGAATACATTGTTCGATTTCGATATCATAGTTCATACTGGTCGATATTTAGTTGATGATTGATAGGTTGATTGATTGAGTTGTTTGGCCTTGTGTTCGTCCTTGAACCAAACACCTCTCATTTTTTGCTTCCAATTAATGACCGCCTTGCCTCGTGAATCACGCCAACCCGCCGAGTCATAGTACCTGAAGGCGTTTGATGCTATATCGGAGCGGTAGCCGTTTGATGTAAAGAACTCGATGACCTCTTGTTCGCTAGGTGCTTTTGTTTTTTGAATGCGTCTCTTATCTACGTTAGTAGATACACTATCACTATCACTATCACTATCACTATCGGTCACCATTGGGTTCAATTGGGTGCCATTGGTACCCATTGGGTTCGATTGGGTTCTTTTCTCAGCGTGCAATAACTTGCTATTTTTCAAGCCGTTCGCACGATTTCGCTCAACTATCATCATGTATTTGTCATTGTCACGCTTAAATTGTTGAATGAATGGAGCAAGTGCGATAGTGATAAATGGGTCAACATCACAATCAATTTCCAATTGCAAGCATCGAATCGCTTTGAATAGTTGCCCCGCTTGTTCGTCCGATAAGACATTGAGCACCTCAAGTGAATCGAGGTAAAGTAAAAATGATTTTTTCATTTGAAAAATACTACCGCCACACGCAAAGGCGACCCAGTGCACGAGAATGCTATGGCAATGCGGTGACGGTAAGTATTTGATTTTTTCATCTGAGTCGCAGTACAATAGTACACCATTAAATGAATTGAGTGATTGTAATTTGTTTACAATGCATTCCATTTTTGAACAATCTCGCGTCGGTATGCGTCAGCACGTTCAATGCGCTCTAGTAATTGACCTACACGCTCGGAATCAAACTCAATCAATGACAAGTGCAACATTCGATGTTCGGGTTGACGAGGGTCATACGACGCGAACACCCAATGTGTACGATTAAAGGTCAACATATTTAATTGAACCTGATAAAAGTAGTCCTCGTTGACATCGTAAAGTGAAGCACCGTCGACAACACGCGAATGCATATAATGGTTGACCGAGTTGAATGGGCACTTGACCTCAACACCTACCTCTATACCCATTGCCGAATGATACATCAACGCATCAGGCGAACAACCAGTGTAGTCATTGAATAATTTAAATGATGGTTTGATATCGGTTCGGTCGGCGGGTGAATTGAGGGCGATGCGCACTTGCTCAATGGCGTGCTCTTCCCATTCGTTACCCCATTCGATTGCACGACCAAACGCATCGTCATTCGATTGACCTGTGATGACCTCCATTGCTTTGCCAATGATATACTTTTCGGCGGTTTGTGACCATTTGCCTGCATCCTTGTCGGCCTTGGTGCGAGGGTCAGTCATCAACGCACTGATTCCGCTACCTGTGAACTTGCCGAGGCGAATCTTGTCCCAAGCGATTGAATTTTGTGCGATGTGCATCATCGCGTCTTGAATATACTGGTTCATTCGTTTTCTTGTGTTAATTGATTTAATTCGTTTTCTTGCTCATCGAGTAACTTTTTTACGTCTTCGATTTGCTTGGTCAATTCGCGGTCGGTTTTCCACACTAGATAAAATGGGAAAATCAAAGTTGTTATGAACAAAATCATAAAAACCAAGGAACTAATTTTTTCAATCATTGTCTTTCTTGAATTAGTTGGTTTAATCGGTTTTTTTGGTCATCGCTCATCAGTTCGGCGAGGGCATCCATTGCACTGCGAATCTCGAATTCGTCCGCACCTGTTTTGATTCCTTGCTCAAGTCTTATCATCGTGCTCTCAGGCAACTGGGTTACTGACTTTTGCAACTTAAATGGGCGATATGTGTCGGCATTCTTGCGATTCAAGTCGCGACCGAATATCTTGCCTAGCGACTGAGCCGCATTTTTAAGGCACTCCGCTTTCAATTTTGGGAATGCCATATCTAGCGCATTCGGTTTTTTGTTAGATGGTGACAATGCCCACTGATTTCGTGCTTGCGGGTCATTTTTAAGGGCGTCAGGCACTCGGTCGACCATTATGATGACCGAAGCACAACCAGTGCGCTTAATCTTCTCGCCTGTGATTGGGTGAGTGACCACAAGTTCAAGACACCCTTGCACCTCATTAGCAATTGCCGACCATTGGAACGACTCAGTTGACCACTGGCCGAAAAACAATTCGTCGAGCGTCATTTCGATGTGACTGATGACAAGCGTTCGCGCCTTACCATCGGGAGTTGACTCAACCCCCTCATCGGAGGGTTGAGAGTTCAATCGTTGATTGAATTTTTGCAATGCATCAATTGTCGAGGTGTCCATCGTATGGGAGTAGTTTAGTGAATGAATCATTGACTTTTGCGTATGATTGAATGAACTCCTCGCGTGAGCAGGGTTCAAGTGATGGGTCATTGAGCAATTTCGTGACGTCGTCACTGGTGCTAATGAACCCCCCACTTTGCGTGACTAGTAAGTTGAGGACTTTGTCGTCGTCAACGATACAATGATACAAATAGTTGCCCACCTTGTTGCGACAGTAGTACGGCAATTCGATGGTGATGCTATCGACCGCCATTGGGCGATGAATAACGTGAGTGATTGTCTTTTTTGACATATAAATTGAATTTAGAAATTGCTAATTAGTTCAAGTTCAAAGTCGCGACCGATACCGCCTGCGATAAAATTGCCGTTATTGTCCTCACGATATTCGAGGTCGAGAGAATCACATCGCTCGATGAACGAGTTGAGTGCTTCTCTAATGTTACGAAATTCGATGATTTGCGACGTGCGGTTTGGCAAGTCGTTGATGATAAGTGTGTAAGATGCTTGGATTGTCATAAAATTGATTTTTTATAATTGTTAATTACAAATTGATTTCAAGGGTTGTGTTATTAAGCGTGTTTTTTGCATCCAAATAACCCGCAATAGCAATGCTTTTCAAAGCACTTTTAATTCGCTCAACCTCTCTCTTGTTAAGGTTTTCAAACAAGTTGTAAGAGTCCATCAATTCGATTGTGGATTCGATTGCGATTGTTGATTGATTTTCCATATCGTTAATTTTAAAAGTTGTTTTTTGAGTTGTTATCGTTATTAATGGGGCAAATATATGTTGCTTTTTTGCTACATTCCAAATTCGTGACGAATTATTTTTATCGCTCTATGTTAATAACTGCAACAAACTCAATACTGACAAGACTTTCAGTGTTGAAAACTACTTTTTAGACATATGAATATCGCCCATAATTCGGGAACAATTCAAAGAACATACGCATCATAATCATATCAGCGTAGTCAGGTGATAGGCCATGCATTCGTTGAATCTCGTCTTTACTAGTCACTGTCAACTTGCTATCGCCCTCAGGGTTTTTGCGTCGTATCATATCCAACTCGCGAACGATAGTGTCTTTAAACTCGGATGGGAACACCACACGACCAAATTCGATAAACTCCGCTAGTTTAAAATAACACTCGGCCTTGAGATTGACGAATCGTTCGGGATGCGATGCTTTCGACCCATTGCGAAAACCTCGCGTGCCCTTTACGATATCGCACACGCCCCCTCCGACACCGTCTTCATCAATGATGATGTTGCCAAGTTTTACATACTTTAGGTTTGCAAGGTTCTTAATGGCGTCGGCGACCTCAGTCACACGCTTTCGGCGTAACTCAATCACTTGGATGAGCGATAAACCTCGCCACAATCCGATGACTGACCTATCCTTACCCAGTCGAGCAATGTCGGCGGTGATAAACAACTCGCCCGATTCCTCGGCTGACCGAAAGCATCGGAGTACATCATCGGTCGCAAACAATGCATCATTGGAGTCATCAAAATTCCAATCACCGTCGAGAAGACGTTTGCGGTCAACCTCAGGCAATTTAGACAACGTCTCGATGTATGATGGTGGCAAGTGCGGGTTATCAATCGCCCTCGCTTGAATAAAGGCCATATATGGGGGCAACTCACCAGTAGTCCAAGGTGCATAGAATTCATTATACAACCAACCTTTTGACGGATTGCAAGTAAGTAACCCTTTTGGTGCTAGGTTGTACTCATTCAATTTGAACCTGACGCGACTCCGCACAATATCGACCGCTTTCTTACTCACTTGAGAGCACTCGTCAATATAGTAGTCGGTGATTTCGAGCGACCCTAAACTGTCGAAATTCGCATCCGACGGATATGCGAACAAGTCCTTTAGCAGAATCTCGCTCCCGTTTGCGAACTGGATGACATTGGATTGAGCATTGAATTGATAGTGTTTGTTGGCAACAAGGCCGAACATTCCCGCCACCTCAAAAAACGTCTTTAAAGTGGTCTTTTTTAGCGTGTCAAGTTTAGAACGACCAATAAGACCCCTCGTCCCTTTATATTTCAAGCGACGTTGTATTTGCCAAGCGCAACCGATGAACGATTTCGACCCCCCTGCTCCTCCTCCGAAGAGCACGAGTTCAAAGGGCGAGTCGGTCGCCAGTGCTTTGAGACACTCAAGTTGTTTGGGCAAGAATTCAATCATCGTATGAACCAAGGGTTCTCGTGCAACTGGTTCAGTCGTTCCATATACTTATTGTGTGGCACCTTAATGATGAATGAGATGTGACTTGCAATGTTCACACCCTCCGAATGCAGTCTCATCAATTCATGAGTTGCCTTATCGACCGAGATACCTCGCTTCAATGCATAGGTCTCAAGTCGTTCGTGATGCAATTCTTGAATCATCGAGGCATAGTTGCGATGTTCCTTTGCTGATATCTTGGGGGAATCGAGTTCAATCAATTCGCGATGTATCAATGAATCGTCACTGACGTTGACTAGTTTGTCGATTTTAGGCATACCTTAGTATAGATTAATCCATTTTGATATAAGCAATCCGATATGTTGTCCATATTTTCACGCAACAACTTGTCGGTGATGTATAGGTCAGCAATGCTCTTGCGACAATGTATGATGAGAGCGTGATTGTATTTGTTCTTAAAATACTTGCCGACTTGCATCAGGGTGAGTTTTTTAGTGCCAACTAGTTCGGCACATACGCAATATATTACCATTTGCCTTGCCATAACCTCACGCCTCTTGCGACTGATGGTATTTGGGATATCATCGACACCAGTGAACATCGACACGCAATGACTAATGTGCTCAAATGTCGAATCGATGGTTTGCTCTTGCTTGGCAAATTGAGCGATTCTCAACTCAACCTGTTGTCTTGCATCAGGCATCAACATCGATTGCAATGACATGAGTGCTCGTTTATGGTCACGGGGGTTAATAAGCGACAAGAGGGTCTCAATGGTATTCATTTGTCACCTCGTTATTTAATTTTTTCATAAGTAATCATACATAGCGGATGCCAATCAGTCGGAGCATTCCCCTCGTGAACATAGCACTTGCAACAAAGATGCATTTCTTTAGGATTTTCCCACCACTTATATATCATATGATTTGCGGTGCGTTCCTCACATATGGTACAAAGATTCATTCGATTGTGTATAAAGATTCCCAAATAAATCGCCCACAAACCGAGCACTTGAGTTGCTTTTCACCCTTATCGACCCGCTCGATAGCGTCATCAATAAAATCACGATAACTCAAGTCCTCAGGTTCACGATGCGGACAATTAGAACGGTAGGTCATTACTTTCATTTTCCTCACTCTTCACTGGTTTACGCTCGGTCATATCTTGCGACTCAACTTTCATAGATAAAAACTTGCCATTCTTGCCGTCTTTAACCCAAGCAACTAGGACAAAGTTTTCGCCCTTGACTTGAATGTTGCCTCGATAGTCGGGTTGCTTCTCTTCGGTCTTTTTGGTGTTGCGGAATAATGCTCCGAATCCCTCTTTTGGTGTGAAATTGCTCATTGTATCAATTGTTTATGTGATTGCTTACTATATGACAAAGGTCTTTGTTTGTGACCTCACTCAATCGCTTGAGATGTTTATATTGAATCGCCTCAGGCCGGTCTATCCATCGGTATATCGTCCAACGAGACACCTTAAGACGCTTGGCACATAGGTCGCGAGTGCCGAATTCATCTAGAATGAACTGTTCCAATTTACTTATTTTTGCCATTGTCAATTAAATTGATGCACACGAACTACTCGTGCTTGTTACATTTGGCAAAGATATGTCATTTATTCGCTACATTGACAAAAGTTGAAAAGTTGCGACATCAATATCGAATTGAAAAGGCACCTACCCATATGGCAACGCTTTGCGACTGGTCTAATGCGTGACCGAGTCAAAGGCGATGACCTATTGTCCGAGACAATGCTCAAGATACTCGAAAATCAATCGGACAAGTTGTGTCAACTCGCCAGTGATGGGGGTCTCTTCGCCTATGTCAACCGCTCACTTTATTTAATGGCGATAGACAAATCAAGCCGTTATGGAACAAAATATCGCTCATTCGAGTCTCGATGGTTGAGCGAATCAACGGCATACGAAAAGGAACGCGACGCCCCTTGGTTGGGGAGTCGCCTAGACAACGAATATCTAGACGCATACATCTCGATGATGCCTGAAATCGACGCGACAATGCTTCGACTATATATGATGACCGATTTCAGTTATCAAAAATGCTCCGATGAGACAGGCATCGAGGTCAAGACACTCTATAAATTAGTAGAAAACGCAATCAATAAAATCAAACGCAATGCTCATCAACTTTAATGTCCCTGCTAATGTCCGCAAGGAACGATTCGAGACCTGTCGAGGGTGCAAGTACTACAAAGAACAAACGCACTCTTGTGGCACCAAATTCATTGGCAACAAGATTAAGGACGAGGAGTCCGAAGACGAAAACACTGTCACATACTATCGTCGCAAGGCAAGATTGTGCGGGTGCGATATGAGACTCAAAACATGGTTGAGACTTGCCGAATGCCCAGTCGGAAAATGGGGCAAGTATAAGTTGACCGATGAGGACGTCGAGCAACTCAAATTGTTTCTTGACACGCTCCCCAAGACAGGTAGTATAAACGACCCTAAGGTCATCACCGAAATCACCAAATGGTTTAATAAGATGAGCGACCAACGTATCTCATGTACCGCTTGCAATGCCATGACCATACTCAAAGAACTCAAAAGGCATCTAAATAAAACCGAAAATGAATAAGTATCTCGCAAAAACAAGGGTCTCATTCGACTATGATGGTGTCCTATCAACACCACAAGGCAAGAGACTAGCAAAAAACGCCCTCGCCGATGGTCTTGAGGTCTTAATACTGACCGCAAGACGAAAATCGGAGGGTCAATCCGTTTTTAATGTAGCCGACCGCATTGGTATCAGTCGGGCAAATGTGATTTTCACCGAAGGCAAGGACAAGTACACTTTCGTCATGAAGCATCACATCGGCCTGCATTATGACAATAACCAAGAGCAAGTCGACAAGATAAACGCAAGAGCACCGCATCACAAAGCAATACTATTCAAGCAAGATGATTATATATAGCATCATAATGACTGGTATCATTGTTTGGGCGATAGCAGGCGTTGTCGACCTTATTAAACAAACAACAAACCGATAGGATATGCCACTACCCAACCCAAACGCAAACGAGGACAAGAGCGAGTTCATCGGTCGTTGTATGGCCGAGAGCAAGATGATTGCCGAGTATAAAGACGCAAAGCAACGATATGCGGTTTGTCAAATGCAATGGAAAGAACGCAAGTAAGTGCGATTTCGCCACCGATGAAACACCAATGTTTAAGGGAAAAACGTAGTTATTGACATTATATGAATCACCAAAATTCAACATTAAAAAAAGCGATGGTCGAAGCGATGCGAAAGTCACTCGGCATCGTATCAACTGCGTGCCGTGAGGTCGGCATCGATAGGGGTACCCATTACAATTGGATGCGCGATGATGAGGACTATAAGCAAGCGATTGAGCATATCAGTGAGGAGGTACTCGATTTCGCTGAGTCGAAGTTGCACACACTTATCGATGGGGGTGATGTCGCCTCAACTATCTTCTACCTTAAGACCAAGGGCAAAAAGAGAGGGTTCGTGGAACGCACCGAGTTAACAGGCAATGAGGGTCAACCGATTATTCACATTGCTAGCAACTTATGAAAATCAGTGTACCTCAATCATACGATGCTATCTTGCTTGGCGATTTCGTTAGGTATCATTCGCTCAAGTCCGACGTTGAGAGGGTGATGCTTATCACTGGTATGACCCGCAAGACAGTCGAGTCATGGCAGGCGTCAACCATCGACACCATTGTCAACGAATTCACTGAGGCACTCGACAAGGGCACGCCTCGTCTTGACTATATCGTCAAAGGTGATGTCGACCTTGGGTTCGTTCCTGACATTGACGCGATATCCTTGCGCGAACACATCGACCTAGACACATTCGCCCAAGCGATATGGAAAAACAAAGAGCAACTCGATTACACTCACTTGCCTCAGTTAATGGCAATCCTATACCGACCTATAAAGAGTCGATTCGGTAAGTGGTATGAGATAGACCAGTACGACGTCGACAGAGTCAAGTACTATCTAGATGCGGTCAACAAGATGACTATGTCGCAAGTTCATGGCGTGATGGTTTTTTTTTCGACTATTCTAAACGAATTGGTTCAAAATTCAGTGCCCTATTTGGAGGCGACGACGAAAGCGATGACGTCCCAATTGGAGGCAATGACTTAAGTCGATGGGGTTGGATGCACATCGTCGAGACATTGAGTGACCACGACATCACGAAATTCGATGCAGTGCTTGACCGACCAGTGTATGAGGTAATGACACACCTGTCGTATATGCGCGACTATAACGAGTCACAACGGCAAAAAATAAAAATGCAGTATGCTAAATAAGACATCATACAACATAGTCATCGAGCGGTTTAAGGCGTTTGCCGAGGGTCACTATCTCATTCGCCGATTCTCACACGGTCAGGTTGATGTGACCGACATCGTGCAAGACAACCAATATCCTTGGATGCACATCGTCCCAGTGTCGATGACCCCATCGGACGGCGCAATCTCATACGAGTTCGATGTGATATTCGCCGACCT